CGGCGCGTTTCGGTCTGGATGCTTTTTCCCGTACCGGACGACGAGTTATAACAAGCGACTCGCCCGGTTTCAGTTCCAACAACGTTGTAACCACTCCGGCAACGTCCGTCAGGGTCAAGAGTGAAGTCAATCCCCTGGAGCTGGTCCTTGATGTTCCGGAGGCGAAGTAGAGAACGTACGGTTTCATTTTTGGTCTTTCGGTATAGGGTTAGGAGTGCGAGTGCGTCGGTGGTGATCTTGTCGGTGCGCCGGCCTTTTTCTTTCTTGTATTGGGCCGGTAGTGCCATGCGGGTGTAGAGCAACTCAGCCATTTGGGGCTTGGAGTCGACATTCACGCAATGGTCGATGAGGGAAGATAGCTCACCGCATTCGGCGCTGGTTGGGGAAGTGAGTTCCACGAGGGCAACGATACGAGAGATGTTGTCGGCGTAGTCCTTCTTGGGAGCGTCGAGGAGTGAGCGAGGAGTAGGGTAGGTGTATTTCTTGTAGCAGCACTGGGCAGCGACAATAGGGGTGAGTGCGGCAGGGTCGCCGTATGGCAAGGCGACTAATGCGCCGAGTTCGACCGCGGCGATGTTAACGACGTGCTGGAGTTCGTAGTATTCAGCCTGAGTGCGCTGGCGGACAGCTGTGCGTTTAGCCGTGTCGATGCGAACGCCGCGGACCTGCATGTAGTTGAGTGGGGCAAGCAATGCAAGGTTGAGGTGGTAATGCCAGGATGCGCCGGTGAAGCGGCTGGTGTGGAGGTTGTGGGTCAGGGCTTCGTTGATTTCGAACGTGACGGCGGAGTCAGTGGCGCAGTAACGCCAGAGTTTGTCGCCGTTTGGGGAGCTGACAGCGTCTTTGTAGAACGGTTCGTGGGTGTAGAGAGAGGTCTGGACAGCCAGGCCCTTCTCCATTTCAGGTAGGAGTTCCCAGTGCTTGAGCATTGTGTCGTCGGCCAGGCCACGGATAGGCGTGCGGAAGCCGGCGAGGACGAATGCGTCGTAGAGGTAGTTCTGGAGTATCTTGGGGATAGTAGGGTCGCAGATGACTTTGGCCATTGCCACCCAGAGGTGTTGCTCGTGGTGCTCGGACCAGAAGGAGGTGCCAGCGGCGTTGATTAACGGGATGGTGATGGAGTAGGTAGCCGAGGTGGCAAAGGAGATGCAACGGAGGCAACCGACGCCACCTTCAATGTCGATGGAGACGGGTGTCTTGTTCTCGACGATGGAGTAGAGGAATGAGAGAGCTTCTTCGTACGTCGGCGGAGCCACGAGGGTGCGGACCGGCGCGACGAATAGGGAAGCGTTGGTGCTTTCCCGAACAGCTCTTGCAATGTCGAAGCGAAAGAGCTGTATCCAGGAGTATTGCCGGAGTACTGCTGCCGGGTGGTAGGTGGAGATGCACTTGACAGCGGGTTGAATGAGGCCACTGTTAAACAAAGAGCCACGCCAGGAGTCGATAGAGCGTGGCTCGGAGCACAAGGCACGAAGGGCGGTCTTGCCGAGGCAGAGCACTAGGTTCGGCTTTGCGGTGACAAGGTCGCGATACAGGGCGGCACGGCCCTCGGCCATGACGGCGGAGTCCCAGGCGAACGCGTCGATAGCGTTGCCGGGTGGTTGTGCCTGGCAGACGTTTAGGACGGAGCACTGGGTGCGAGTGATGCCGGACTGGCCAAGCATGGCCCAGAGGAGTCGACCGCTAGAGCCGACGAACGGCTTGCCCTCGGCAACTTCTTCTGTGCCGGGTGCTTCACCGACGATGGCCAGGCGTGCGCCGGGGCGAATCTCGTTGGGCACAAGGCGATAGTCGCTTGTAAGGCCCACGAGAAATGGTGATGGGGCTGGGAGTGTGGTGCTCATAAGAAACGGATACGGTCGGTGATACGCTCCTGGAGGTCTTCGGGCAGGTTGGCGAAGTCGACGATGTAGCAGACGCCCTTTGGAGGCTCACAGACAATCTCGATGATTTCCTCGTCGCCGGGTTCGTCCGAGTCGGAGAGGAATGTGATGTGGTAGATGTTACGGTTGTGCAGGATGTTGGTGGTCATACGTTGAGTATACGGCGCATGTCCAGGTAGTGACGCTCGTCCTTCTCGATGGCGATGGTGTTGTGGCCGAGCTGTATGGCCGCGAGTGGAATCGAGCCACTACCGGCAAACGGGTCGATGATGGTGGAGCCTTTCGTGGCGATGGCCTTGATGATCCACTGGTGGAGTTCCAGCGGTTTCCAGAAGGTGTTGGTTGGGTTGAAGTTCTGCTTGTCGGGGGCGGTGATTATGTAGTTAGTTACACGCCGCTCGGCCAGGACGGCACGTGGGCCAGCGGCGAGAATGGCACACTCGCTGGCTTTCGTGAAGTTGTAGTCCGCAGCCTGGTTCATGGCTTGTGGTTTGAGCCAGAGTAGTGGCCAGCGTTGGACTCGGAGGCCAGCACTAGTTAAGGCCGCGGAGAGTTTGTGCCAGTGGACAAAGTCGCACCAGAGGACAACGAAAGAGGTGGGTTTGAGTTTCGCTGGTAGGATTTGTACGAGCTTGCTGAGCAACTCAAGGTTTTCCTCTACGTCGTGAGAGTGGGCGACGTCTACGACGGACATCCCCGTGCCTTCTTGCTTGAGGTTAGCCATGTCGATGGCGTATGGTGGGTCGGAGTAGACGTGGTCGAGAGAGCCGTCGGCCTGGGCTAGCAGCCACTCGATTGAGTCAGCGAGACGGCAGATGACAGAGACGCCGGGAACAGCACTAGGCTCAAAGGGTGCTTCGGCCTGTGGCGCGGCGGGAGTCAGGGTGGGCGTGTCGATCACCTTTTTTACGAGGAGACGCTCGGCTTCGCGTTGCTTGCGTGAGGTGATCACGGACAGTGCCTCAGCAGGAGTGGCGCACTTCATTATCTCCTCGTCTTTGGCGGTGAGGTACGTGTCAAGCATGACGGCGTACCAGACATTGGAACGTCCTTTGATACCGAGCAGCTCGGCGGTTTGCTCGTAGCCCCAGTCGGTGCCCTTGAGGATTGCGTCGCTGGCACGGAGGCGGTGAATGCGGGAGATGGCCTGGCACCGTTCTTGCCACGACAAGTCAAGGCGCCGGATGTTTTCTTCGAGTTCGAGCATCTCACGTTGTGCGGGAGTGAGTGTGCCCAGCTTCACGGCTGGGATGTCGGTTAGGCCAAGCTTCTGGCACGCGGCAAGGCGTCGGCCTCCGGCCACGAGGATATTGTCGTCGGTGACAACGACCGGCTGAATGAGGCCGTTGACGCGGATACTCTCCGCGAGTTCGTCGATGTCACCGTAGAGTTTGCGCTGGCGGTCAGGGATGGTGATGGTGGAAATTAACATAGGTGTGGGCTGTATGGTTCAAGAAAAGAACCACACAGGGAGAGCATCCCTGTGTGGCTCGTGATAGGCTGCGTGGCTTACGCCGTGCGCCGGGGGATGAACTTGACGACGTTCTTGTCGTCGTAGCGACCTTCGGCGTCGACTTCGATGCCGACGTTGGCCTGGAGTTTGGCGTTGATGTACGACGATGGGTCGCCGAAGGCACCGGAGCGGCCACATGCACGCTGGAACTTGGTGACTTCCTGTACGACACGCTCTGACGAATACTTCTCCGTCGGCGTGATGCCGATGTTAGTCGTGATGGTGAAGCCGGGGTTAATCGGCTGGCCATCGCGGGTGGTCGTAGCGAACTCGGTCTTGAGCACCACGACGAGCTTCTGAGTGCCCTTCTCGGTGTCTTCGACCTTGCACTCGGCAACGATGAAGTCCGTGGGACCGGGCTTGAGCACCGGGCGGCGGATGTCGACGGAGTCGAGGTTCATTGTGAATAGGTTTTGGATGTTGTCCATTTGTTTTGTGTGTTTTTGTTGTTGTTTGTTGCTGCGTTTTGGGAGCACTCGCTCCGCAAAGTGAGTCCGTGCGCGTGTCGTTACTGGCGGGATGAAACAGTTTCATGAGTAGGAAACATGGACGTCCTCCTTGACAGCACGCACGGACAAAGGGTTAGAGGTCGGCAGGGTCACGAAAGCCTTTGAAGACGGGCTGACGTGGCTTGGCGGCTGTGCCGACGGCTTGGTACTTGAAGGTGACCGGGCGGTTGAGGTATTGGTCTTTGTTACGCCAGATGTGAGACCGCTCTGCGGCGGAGAAGCCAGTGCCGATTTCGAACTTTCCAAAGGCGTGGTTGAAGACAACCAACGCGCCGAGGGTGTCCTTCGGCACCATACCGTCGGAAGCGTGGGAGCGTTGTTGTAGGCCGCGTTCGTTTACGGTTGGGGCATTTGTGTTAGCGTTAGCTTCGATGAAGCCGGTGACAAGGGCCTCTGAGTCGGCGTAGGGCTTTATCGCACATAGGTATTGCTCGTTGAGGGTAGAGCGGCCGCATTTGTATGGACTCTCCGGTGAGCGGAAGCAGACACCCTCATACCCATCGTCGAGGCACTGGTTGGTGAAGTTCTGGAGGTCACACGGGCCATCGCAGATGATGGGAGTGAGTGGGTAGACCCAATCGGGAAGGACCAACGTGCGGAGCTTGTCGGCACGGGTGGCGTATGGCTCCGACATCACGATGTCGAAGACGAGCCACTTGAAAGCCGGCGCGCCGTATTTCGACATGATTGCAGAAGTGGTTGCCTGGAAAGAACAGTTCGGGTAGGGGGCTAGGACAAGCTCACCGTCGAGGCCGTAGGGGCACTCATCCATGATCAAGTCACGGACGAAGTCATTTGGGATTGGTTTGTTCGAGGCGGTGTAGACACTACCATCGAGGTAGACACAGCGGATACCGTCGATCTTCGGTGTGGCGAGGACGGGATACCGCAAGCGGGCAATGTCGATGGGTTGGTGCGGAGTGCCCTTAAAGGGCTTCATCACGCGGAAGTGGGTTGAGAGCATGGTGTTTGTATTCTGTTAGTGTATTCTTTAAGTGGCTCGGACAGTAACGCGGATATTTCTGAGATTGTGTGTAGCACAGCCTCGTAGCCACAGGGATGACTGCGTTCGAAGGCGTAGTAGGAGATAGCTGCACGTAACTCTCGGGGAGTGTTACATTCGTCAAACAGAGCTTGTTTGCGTCTCTCGAATTCGAGGTTTGTCATTGGTGGCAAAAGAAAAGGCACGCGGGGTGAATCACACCGGTCTTGCCAAAGGAAACACTACCACAAGCAGGTTGATTAGGTCTGACACAATGTGGTAGCTATCCTGTTATCCTACGGCTCCTTTTCAAAGAGCACCGGGAGCGCCGGTGATTTGTTACCGAGGACGTGCCTAAAGGGTTAGTGTTTACGTTCAGAGCATATGACAAGCACGGAGATACCGACAACGAGCAGTATGACGCAGGTGAGGGTGATCATGGTGCCTCGGGTTTCAAGCACGGACAATTCGTGCTGTGGACCAGGACGTATTGGTGTGCAGTGCGCGTTCTTACCAAGATTTCGGACGGATCGGGTGCTTGGTAGTGTGGAAACTGATACCGAGGACCGAAGTTGATTTCGTGAACACGCTCGTTGGTTCCCGGCGGTCCTTTAGGCACCGTGTTCTTCACGTCGATCCAGTCGTCTGGGAGAACGTAGTCGATGTAACCGGCGAGGACATTTGAGGGGACGTACACAGATGGTGGGTTTGAGTTGTAGCTAGCAACCGGCCGTGGCCAGCGTTCATCGACTAGGCCAAACAAAATGGCCAGGAGTGCTGGGCCGGTGATCAGCCCGATTGTTGTTGTGGTTTTCATGGTTGTCCTTTCTTCGGTATCAGGCTTTCGAGGAACCTGATTTCCTTGGTGGCGGCACGTTGCCAGGCATCCCATGTCCGGCCGTTCCAAAGCCGATCTAGCCAGAAAGGACGCGCATCGACGTATGGTGTGCCGCGACAAGAAGGTTGCCCAGTCCGCTCGTAAATCGGGCAACCCAGGCATTTGTTTACCTTAGCGAGGAACAGGGCACACAAGGCGCAGCCAGTGGCTCCCGGCACTTCCTCACACCTCTGATCATCCCGCATCCTTCGCCAGTGCGCGATGCTGTCTTTAAGGGCTTTAAGTGTCTTAGCTTTCATGCTTTATGTTACTCCATCGTACCACAAGGCAACCACGTCTTGCCGCCATCGGTGGAGTGTTGGTAGAACTCACGGAGTTGCTCGTAGGTGAGTGACTGGCAACCTGTGATGTTTACTATAGATGCAGTCTTGCCAATTAACATGCGTACGCTCCGTTCTACAGATGAGTCTCGCACCAACACGCCGACCGGGCAGTTGTCGAATGTCCAGGGCACGAGCGTTGGTTGGAAGGCCAATATACCGTTGAGATGTATGTCCTCGGCAGTAGCTGGTCTCCTGTAATCGCCGTTGTCCATTAGAACATCGACAGCTCTCCCTTCGGCTAGAGCTTGTATAAAGGGAAGTAGTTTCTGTGCGGCGGCTTTAGTTGATTCGCTTGTCATAGTGTTACGCTAGGTATTTAAGGTTCTCTTTGGTGACTTCCCACTCCGCCGGGACGGCAGGGTTGGAACATCCGAGCTGTAAACGGGCGGTGCTGGCGGTACGGACGGTGTATTTCACCCCACGGGGGTGTGCTGTGTCGGTGGGCACTGCCACGCACTGGCAGAGCCAGTAGTTGGTCCACAGCTTACCGAAGTTTTCACCGGTTTGACCGGGAATGGTCGGGCGGTAGATAATGGTGCCGAGGACTTCATCCTTGTCTGTACGGATGTGCACAGTCATGACGAAGCGTTTGCCACAGGAGCAACCGGCGAGGACGTAGCGTTGCAGGTGTTGCTTGAAGGAGTACCAGTCACGCTGGCTGAGGACTTTGACTTCACGTATCTCCTCGGAACGTTTGCTAACGTCGTTGGCGATCCAGTCTTGGAGGTAGTCCGCGGCGTTGCTACCGGAGTCAATGATAACGGTCTTGACCCAGGGGTCGGCGACGAGAGCCGCGGTTTCACGACAGAGGCGTGGCCAGCGTTCGGCTATGGGGACGTGAGCGCCGGAGTCGTCGGTGGTGATGGTGGCGTACTTGAACTTGAACTCAGGGTCTCTGCGGCGGTGGTAGGCGACTGCATTAGCAAGCTTGCCGTCGCAGTCGACTATGCCTGGGTTGTCGAAGTGCATGGCGAGGGTGGTCTTGCCACTGAATGGCTCGCCGATTAGGAGGCAGTTTTGGCCTGTGTCTACGAGTGTGGTGCCGTCTTTCATGGAGTTTCGGTGGTTGCTACGGATATACGTTCTGCGATGGCTGCACGGAGGGTGTCGTATTTGGGGTCGAAGTCAACCCAGTTACGTGTTGGGTAGAAGTAACCGTCCTTTAAAGGAATGCCGAAGGTGTCAATCGTGGTGACTATTTGGGTATGTACAGAGTAGCTTAGTTGTTTCTTGTCAACGAGCATTTTACCTGCGTAGCATAGCCCGTTCCTGGTTAGGGTTTTCTGCCACTCGGTCCGCTGTTCGAACGGCGTGGCAAACGCAATGGAGATGTCCATCCAGTCGGATTTGGAGAGGCCGGTGGAGCTTGTCATGGTTGTGCGAGTGGATTCCAGGTGACCGGACGGTACATCCCGGAGTTGAGGAGTGCGAGCTGTTCCACCTGGGGTAGGCGACAGACTTCTAGGTATTCACAGAGGCCATACCGCCGGACGCAGGCATTGGTGTGCATGGGGTAGATGTTGTCGCGACGAGCCTCAAGGAGGCGTTGGACGACCTCGGTGGTGTTCCATTCCCACACGCTAAGGTCTTCCTCGGTGATGGGGTATTTCTGTCGGGCGAACTCGATGCCCTTGCCGGTGCGAGTGGGTGCGCGAAGGAATAGTGCGTTGACGATGTAGCCCTTAGGCATGATACCGAAGTGCTTCCACACAGCCCAGCAGTAGCCGAGTTGCGCGGTGGAACGTTGGAACTGTGCCCAGAAGGTCTCACCGGCGACACTGGATGTCTTATGGTCCATGACCCAGTAGCCGTCGGGCCACTTGGTCACGAGGTCAACGATGCCGGACCAGTTGATGATTGTATCGCTAGTGCAGAACAACGGAAACGCGAAGGGGAGTTCGCATACTGGTATATCCTCAACGCCGAAGACGGAGAACGGTTCGTTGGGGTAAGTGGCACGGTATTGGTCGTAGACCGTGGAGGCAAAGCCTGCGTTGCGGTAGTCGCCATCTTGGATGTCGTGGCATTCGGTCTGCCACATGGCGGAGATGTCGTCTGGGGACGGCTTCTTGCCGGAGTAGTGCGCTAGTAACACCTTGTGCATCACCCGCCCGAAGGCACGGCCAGTGAAGGGGCCGCAGCTTTCACGGCGGAGAATGCCGTAGTGGTAATACTCGCGTGGACACGCCATAAAGCGGCCTTCGAGTGTGGATGCGTCTATGTTTAGTGTGGTCATGGTTCAGAACGGATGTGGTGGTTTGATGTCTGACGAGAGCTGGAGCTTAGTGCCCTTGCGGGCATTACACGAGCGACAGAGGACTTGGAGTAGGCCACGTGAGGCCTCGTCACGCAGGCGGCGAATGCGGCAGTGGCTGGACAGCTTGTCGATGGCGTAGTCACGCCCAACGATGTGGTCAAGTTCAAGACGCTCGGTGGCGCCGCATTGGGCGCAGACGCCACCGAGTTCCTCCACGAGTGCAGCACGTGCTTCGCGTGCCCAGACGGTAGTGTGGCTGCGACGCTCACGCGAAGCGCGGGTGCGGTATGATGTTGGCTTCTTGTGGGGCATACAGCATGTCGGTGACCTCGGTGGTGCGAGCCTTGATGGCGTCAACGGCGGCACAGAGGATGTCCCGTGCGGGAGTGTCCACGGTAACAGCTAGCATGGACTCGAGGTCTGAACGGATAGCGTCAAGCTCGCGGAGTGTGGCTGCTCTATTCATTTGAGTGGTTGGCGTTCGTATGGTAGGATATATGCCCAGCCGGTTGGAGTGAAGGCAACACACTCCATCGCGCCAGGCGGTGGCTCGCGGTGAGCCGTTATGGGCGCTGGTACCATGTCGACGGCATCGCCAACAAGGATGCCAGCTGTTTTGTCGTTGACATAGACGTGGGCAACCGCGTGGGCAAATGTATCGTAGACTGTTAGCTTTCCTATCAAGGGGACGGTTGTGAACCCTGGGTAGAATAGTAAGTGGTGACGTGGCTTTGGGTAGACGATACAACCAGCAACCACATCGGTGGCTGGAATGTGTCCGAGGACGACAATGAGGTATGCTTGGTTAGTCTGCATCATCGTCGTCAGCGAGTAACGCCTTGAGTTCCGCAATGCCCTCTGCGATACGTTTTGCAGAGGTCGCACGCTCAACGGCTGGTTTAGGAGGAGAGTCAGTCACCTTTGCTCGGAGAGTTAGTGGCGTGCGACTTCTTTGCAACTCTTGTACGTACGCCGCGAGTTCTTCGGGTGACATCTGGGCCGGGTTGGACTGGAGCAGTGCCATTAAGGGTTGGTCGTCGAATTTCGGCGACAAGAGAGAGGACTGCGTCGGGGTTGTAGGTACTAATGTTGGCGTGTCGGAGTTCATAACAGATGCGGTTTATTGCAATGTGGGCGATGCTGGTTGGTAGGCCGGCACCGCCGAATACGGTTTGGAGAAGTTCCGCGTCTTCACGCGGGATGGTTAGAGTGATGCGCCGAACGTCCTGGGCAGAACGTGCGGCAAGACCGGGGTAGATGGAGAAGATGGCACGGCTCATACGAGGACGTGGTAAGACTCGACGCCGATGATGGTGAGGCCGTATTTCGCCGCGTAGGGTTTTAGGTCACACTCAGAGATGTTGTGTATCTCGGCCGTACGAGCGACACCTGAGGCGAGTAGCAAACCGATTGCCTCAAGGATGTGCGGTTCTGGTTTAGAACAGCACAACGGATGCTCGGATTGGGGTGGCGAACTCACCGTCACAGCGTGGCGGTCTCGGACAATCACGCGATTGTTATTGTGACTGACCACGACATTGGCGTGGAGGACGTCGAACTTGGCACGGTCGATAATGGTGCTGTGCCAGTGATTTTTAGCGTAAGAGGCAAACGCGTCTCGCAGGCGGGTGGCGACTGTGGTGGGTTGGAAGTGGCGCAGAGGTACTTCGTAACTGACGCCAACTTCGATGGCGTCGATTGCGTTTGCGATGTCGACTTCCCAGACGCGGAACGAGGCTTCTGAAAGTCGGTATGGGGGTTTTGTTGTAGGCGGCGGTAAGCTTTCCATACTTTTGTGGCGTAGAGTTTGGTGGAGCGTGGGAGTGGGTGGTTGGTGCGAAATCGCGCTAGGCCGCAGTTGTATGCAGCCGCGACACGCCAGGGTGTGGGTTCGGGGATGTTGCGGATGAGCCAAGCGACGTGCTTTCCGGCTACTTGTTTTGCGGTGCCAGGGTTGTGCGCCCAAATCTCGAATGGTGCGCTAGAGTAGCAGTGCTGTTTCCAGACAAGCCCTGTAAGCTGGTAGCGACCACGTTCGCCGTGGGCGCCGATCGCCTTGTCATTGTTGTTGCTCTCAACAAGAGCAATCGCTCCGAGGAGCACTAGTATGTCAATCGGCATAGTGTGTTCGTCCACCTCTGCTTGTGTGATCGTCCGCCCGGTAGCTTTCACGACGGGAAGTTTGCGTTTCATAACAGGAAGAAAGGGGTGTGGGCGCCGACTGCCAGCACCCACACCCACGCCGGCGGTGGGAGATTACTTCCCGATTAAGGCCTTCAAGTCGTCGTCCGACTTGGCCTTTGCAGCGGCCATCGCTGCGTTCCTGTGGTCCCTGATCGCACGACCGAGGTCGATAACGTTTGTTCCGTCGACCGTCCGACCGAGCACCTTCCCGAGTTTCTTGGCGAGTTTCTCGCCGTAACCTTCGTTGACCAACGCGGTTGCCTGTGCCTCCACGTCCTTCGGCAGCTTGAGACTGCCACCAGGAGTGCGGGTGTCCTCCTTCGCGTGGTTGATGAACACCGCGTCGGGGTGGTCCAGCACCGCTTGGTGCATGACGGTCAGCGTCGCCAGGTCGATGAGGCCGGACGCCACGGCGCGACTGGTGTAGTCCTCGTCGTCCTCGATGATGACCTGCTTAGACTTTCCGTCGACCGTGCGGGTTTCGGTTTTCCACGCTTGCTTGGTGGCTTCCTCGACTTTCTTCGAGAGCTGTGTGCGAACAAAGCCCTTGACGTTGTGGTGGAACACTTGGTTTGTCACCAGCGCCAGCACCCGGGGTTCACCGATGGCGTCGATGATTTCCCTGAGTGTGTCCGGGGTCTTGTACGTGCCTTTGATCCCACCCGGGACCAATTTCTTGTATGTGCTAACTTCACGGTTCATTTGTAATTGCTGCGACTTGCAGACTGCAGCTGTCTGTCGGATGGGAGTAACTCCCTTGGGGCGGCGGTCCGTCCGTCGCTGAGACATAGCTGTGCTCGTCAGTGTGGGAGAGACCCACAGACAGCAGGCATGGTGGTGCGTGTAGCCACCACACCTGCTGTTTCGCACTTCAGGCCGGCACGTTAGCGGTCGTGGCGGCCGCAGGGGCGGTGCCTGTGGCGGCCTCCGACTGCGGAAGGATGGCCGCGTCGGGGTCACCAGTGTGGCAAATTAACTCCAATCTGGTTTCGGTGCGCTGCGGCACGACGCGGGTTACCTCGCGCCATGTGCAGCTTGGTGGTACTTCGTCGGTGCTGAGTTGCACGTTGATACCATCGACCATGCGAGTGTATTGCAACGTCCCGTTGACGGGTTGTCGCTTCCACTTGCCGCCGAAGTACTTGATGGCATCAAGTATGTTCTGCCGTGTACCCAGCAGGTGGACGAAGCCGGTCAGGACGACATTCCGAATGTCGTTTGCGAGTAGCCAGTCCTTGTGGCGCACTAAAAACGCCTTCGTGTCGTTGTTGCG